ATATACGCGCGCCTATCAGAAGGCGAACCCGGAAAAGTCACGAGCCTATGGGCGCGCAAGCTATCAGCGCAATCTCGAGGCCGCCCGGAAGAAGTCGCGCGAAAAGCAAGTAGCACGGCGAGCCGCGAACCCCGAGGCCGGCAGGGAATATCAGCGCAGTTGGATGGCAAAGGCCGCCGACGAATCGTTGTCGAAGTACGAAGAGTCGCGGGCCACATGGCGCAAGCGCAACCCCGAGCGCCTGCGTGCTTACGACCTCGCCAAATACGACCTTACGCCGGCCGACTACGATGCCATGCTCGCCGCGCAGGGCGGCGCATGCGCATGCTGTGGCGCGACCGCCAATGCGAACGGCAAGCGCTTGTTCGTGGACCACGATCACAGCACCGGCGCGGTCCGCGGCATCCTCTGTCACCACTGCAACTCCGGCATCGGTCACTTCAAAGACAGCCCGGCGCTGCTCCGCGGCGCCATTGCCTATCTCAAGCGGGCGCAACAGCCGCTTCCGAGCGTCGCGCCGACGATCCGGATCAACTTGATGCAGGGAGCAAACTGATATGGCCGATTCACAGCGACGCGCGGGGCTGTTGCAGCTCCAAGTAAATGGCGAAATTATGGACGCGAAGGGCGAATTCTCGTATTCGCTCGGAACGCCCAAGCGCACCGCGATCGTCGGCACTGATGGAATTCACGGTTACAAGGAGGAGCCGACTCCAGCGTTCATCGAGGGCATGATCACCGATCGCGTAACGCTCGACGTTGCCGCGCTCTCGGTCATCACCGGCGCTACGGTCACGCTGGCGCTAGCCAACGGTAAGACCATCTCACTCCGTCAAGCTTGGTACGCGGGCGATGCCACGGTGAAGAGCGGCGAGAGCGAGATCATGGTCCGATGGGAAGGCAAGAGCGGCCAGGAGATTAGCTAGTGGCCGACGAGCCCGAGATCAAGGAGCGCGAGTTCCCGTACTCGCTCAAGCTCGCCTATCCGATCGAGTTCGCGGGCGACCCGATCGGCTCGCTCCTGTTTCGTCGCGGCAAGCTCGCGGACATCAAGGGCCTGAAGATCGACACCACGCCGACGGCTGACCAGCTCATGCTGTTGGCCTCGCGGATGTGCGGGCAGCCGATCAAGGTGATCGAGATGCTCGACGCGGACGACGCCGGGGAGGTGATCGAGATCGCGCTCTCTTTTTTCATTCGCTGCCTGGGGGCTGGGAAAACGCCTTAGCGCTGTTCGCCAAGGAGTTTCATTTCCAGCCGTCGGAGCTTTGGGCGATGGATGTGGACGAGCTGATGTTCTGGTTCGATCGACTGACGTGGTGCAACGAGAAACCTAATGGCTGACAAAACCACGCAGCTGTCGATCGTGATCCGGACGGTCGACCAGGCGACCGCCAAGATCAAAGCGATCAACGATCGGCTCGATAAGGCATCGAAGCCTACGCACGACTTTAAAAAGGCGCTCGGCGAGCTCGGCGAGAAAAGCGGCCTCAACGGCGTGATCGACGGCTTCAAGGGCGTGGGCTCGGCCATCGGCGACCTGCTCGGTAAGGTCGCGATGATCGGCGGCGTGGTCGGGCTCGCAGGCGCCGGGCTGCTTAGTCTAGTCAATAAGTTTGACGACCTCGGCAAGAAGGCGCAGCGCATTGGGATCGGTGCAGATGCGCTCGCCAGCCTCGAGGGGGCCGCGAAGCAATCCGGCGCCCCGGTTGATGCTCTGGACTCAAGCCTAGAATCCTTTTCCATGTCACTCGGTCGCGCACAGGCGGGCACGGGTCGCATGCTGAAGTTCATAAATCGGGTGAACCCGGCGCTGGCCAAACAGCTGGTTCACACCAAGAACGTACAAGAAGCTACGCTCGATCTTGCCGACGCTTTCGCGAAGGAGGAAGACCCGGCGCGACGTGCGGCGCTTGCTGCTGCTACAGGGATGGACCCCGCACTGATTCCGTTCCTCATGAAAAACGGGAAGGGGATCAAGGCGCTCACCGACGAGTATGCGGCGCTTGCGCCGGGCCAGGGCAAGGCCGCTGCCGCTGCCGGCACGGTCAAAGAGGCGATGAACAAGGTGGGATTCGTCCTCGATGGCGTCGAGGCCTCGATCGTGACGGGGCTCGCGCCCGCGATCACTGGACTCGTCGAGCAACTCAAGGAATGGCTCGTCGGACACCAGGGCGATATCAAGCAGTGGGCAGCATCCATCGGAGAGAAGCTGCCCGGCGCGGTTCACGCGGTGGTCGATGCCGTGAAGGGAGCGGTCGCGTGGGTCAGTAGCTTTGTTGATAAGGTCGGCGGGCTCAAGACCGTAGCGGTCGCGGTCGCGGCCATCCTCGCGGGACCGCTCATCGGCGCGCTGGTTACTCTCGGCTCCGCATTCGTGGGTCTCGGCACGATGGTGTTGGCATCTCCGATCGGCTTACAGATCGCCGCGTGGACCGCCGCGGCGGTTGCGTTCGTCGGCGCGCTTGCCGCGGCTCACAAAGCCGGACGATGGCTCGCGGACAAAGTGAAATATCACAAGCTGGTCACAGCGTATGCAAAGGATGCCCGCGCCGGGGACAGCAGCCTGTCGGATGCCGAAGTAAAGCAGCGCGCGGAAAGCGATGCCGCCTACCAGATGGGGCTGGATCGCCAGAGGGAGGAGCTCGACGACAAGACGGCTCAGGATCGGATCGAAGGCACTGCCAAGCCCTCCGGACCTAGCTTTGACGAGCAGCTGATCACCGCTAAGGCTGCGGCGTTAGATTTCTCCGGAACCTCGCTCGCCAAGAACATCGCCACGGAGCTCGCCGCGGTCATCAACGGCAACAGCGGCGGCAAATCCAAGATCACGGTCGACATCCGGAACGCTCCCAAGGGCACACGAGCCGCGATCGATCCATCCAGCACAGGTGACGTAGACATGACCATGGGGCATCAACTCGGGTTCGGCTCATGACCTGGTCTGACGATCTGCGGCGGGTCACATTTCCGGACCGCAAGATGCCGGACGGGCGCACCATCCCCGGCGTTACGCTCATCGGCGCCAGCTTTCGCGGCGTGCCGTTCCTCGTCGAGAGCGCCGACCGCGCCGGCGGTCGCCGTACGGTCGTGCATCAGTTCCCGTTCCGCGACGAGCCCTACGTCGAGGACCTCGGCGAGACGGCGCACACCCACCGGGTCGAAGGCTACGTCATCGGCGATAACTACCTCTCGCAGAAAAACGATCTGCTAAACGAGCTCGAGAAATTCGGGCCCGGCACGCTCGTGCATCCGTACTACGGATCGCTGACCGTCATCTGTTCGAGCGTATCGGTCCACGAGTCGCGTGCCGATGGCGGATACGCTCAGTTCTCGCTGGAGTTCTCCGAGACGCCAGCGCAATCGCCGAGCCCGTCGGCGGTCAGTGATCCGGTCGCGCAGGTCTCCGCCGCTGCCGATGCCGCCAACGCGGCGACGGATGCGCAGTTCGCGACCGATTACGACGGCTCGGGCCTGCCTGCGTTCGCGCTGGCGTCCGCCGAGACCGCGATCAAGAACGCGGCAGCGGCCATCAAGGATCAGCTTTCCTCCGTGGTCAGCGCGACGCAGGAAGCCGCGCAGCTTAACAGCCAGGTCACGCTCATCACCGCCGAGGCGGCATCGCTGGCACGCACGCCAGCGCTCATCCTCGGCAGGTTTCGCGACGCCTTGCACGCGCTCTCAAGCTCGACGATCGCGGCACCCGGCGCCGTCATGTCGGCGCTGTTTGATACCTACGTCGCCGACCTCGGCGCGACCATCACGGGGACCTCGACGACCGCAACGCGCACCCGCGAGAGCTCCAATCAGGTTGCGCTGACCAGCGCGCTGCGTCGGGTGTTCGTGATCGAGGCTGCGCGCCTGGCGCCGATCGTGCCGTTCGTTTCGACCGACGACGCAATCACCGCACGAACCAAGATCGCCGGATTCCTCGACGAACAGGCGGCGCTGGCTGACAACCTGTCCTATCCCGCGATCGTCGACCTACGATCCCAGGTCTTGCGAGCGGTGCCGGGCGGCGCGGCGTTCGCCAGCATCGTGACGGTGACGCGCAAGGTCCCGGTCCCGTCGCTCCTGCTCGCTTATCAGCTCTACGGCTCGGTCACGCTCGAGGCCGACCTGCTCGCACGCAACGCGATCCGGCATCCCGGATTCGTCGCGGGCGATCTAAAGGCACTCAGCAATGGCTGACGACGGGCGCGACCTGACCGACGACGTGGTGCTGTTCGTAAACGGTTTCGCCTATGCCGGCTGGGAGTCGATCAAGATCACGCGCTCGATCGAGAGCTTCGCCGGCTCATTCGCGCTCGATGTCAGTGACCGCTGGAACGATGACGAGAACATCTGGCCGATCACCGAGGGCGATGCGTGCCGAGTCGCGATCGGCGGCGTCAGTGTCATCACCGGCTACGTCGACAAACTCAGCCTAAGCGGCTCGGCGACATCCCGCACGCTGTCGGTCACGGGCCGCGATCGTGCCGCCGACATCGTGGATTGCTCCGTGCTGATCCCGGATGCCAGCACCAAGGGCAACAAGTGGACGTACAAGAACGTCGATATCGCGCACTTTGCGACGCAGATCGCAGCGCAGCACAACGTCAGCGTTAGCGTGCAGCCCGGGCTCGTGCTCAAGAAAGATCCGAGCATCGTCGCGCATCCTGGTGAGAGCGGATTCGAGGCCATCAAGCGGGCTGCCGCATCGGCCGGCGTGCTCGTGGTCAGCGACGGCACCGGCGGCATCGTGCTCACGCAAGCCGGCACCGCTCGAGCCGCAGCGCTCGTCGAGGGCGAGAACATCAAGGAAGCATCGGTCGAGTTCGACGCAACGGAGCGATTCCGCCGCTACCTCATCAGCTCGCAGCCACCCGGGACTGACGACGCCAACGGCGAGGCAACGCGGGTGCAAGCACAGGCGACGGATACCGACGTGAAGCGCGAAAACCGCGTGCTGGTCATCCGCCCCGAGAAGGGACTCGGCGCCGCTGCGGCTCGTCGTCCCGTGGAAGTACGGTTTCAA